AATGGAATTTACTCCCGAGATTTCAGCGGCTTTGGACATTTATGCTGAGGAATCAACAACCCCAAATGAAAACGGATATATTCTTCAGATTTATTCAGAATCAAATAGAATCAAAAGTATTTTAGCCGATTTGTTTAATAACAAGTTGGACATCAATACAAATTTACCTATGTGGACGAGAAATACTTGTAAATATGGAGATAATTTTGTGTATTTGAAAATTGACCCTGAACAAGGCGTTGTTGGTGTTCAACAATTACCAAACATTGAAATTGAAAGATTTGAGAGGGGTATGGTTGTTAATACTGTAGCACAAAACACCGGTGTGGAAAACAAACATCTTACTTTTACTTGGAAAAACAAAAATATTGAATTTAATACTTGGGAAGTTGCTCATTTTAGATTACTCGGCGATGACTCAAAATTACCATATGGAACATCCATGTTGGAGAAGGCAAGAAGAGTTTGGAAACAACTTCTTTTATCGGAGGATGCGATGTTGATATACAGAACATCAAGAGCTCCTGAAAGGAGAGTTTTCAAGGTTTTCGTTGGAAATATGGATGATAAGGATGTTGAAGCGTATGTCCAAAGGGTTGCCAACAAATTTAAGAGAGATCAGATTGTGGATCCCAAGAATGGAAATGTGGATTTGAGATATAACCAAATGGCGGTTGATCAAGATTACTTTATCCCCGTAAGAGATCCGAATGCTCCAAACCCGATTGATACATTACCAGGAGCTCAAAACCTGAGTGAAATTGCCGATATAGAATATATTCAGAAAAAATTATTGACAGCTTTGAGAATACCAAAAGCGTTTTTGGGATTTGAAGAAGTGGTTGGTGATGGAAAAAACTTAGCTCTTTTGGATATTAGATTCGCAAGAACCATCAATAGGATTCAACAAGCGATGGTTCAAGAGTTAAATAAAATAGCAATTGTTCATTTATATATTTTAGGATTTGAAGACGAATTAAGTAATTTTACCCTTGGACTAACAAATCCATCTACACAACAAGATATGTTGAAGGTCGAACAACTCCAATCTAAAATTCAACTTTATAGAGATGCTGTTACGGATCCTGGTAATGGAATTCAAGCGGTCTCAGCGTCATGGGCTAAGAAACACATTCTTGGATTTAGTGATGAAGAAATCAAACTTGACATTCAACAACAACGGATTGAAAAGGCGGTTGCTAAAGAACTTGAGGAAACCCCGAATGTCATTACTAAAACAGGATTATTTGATAATATTGATAAGTTGTATGGTAATGGAAAACCAAAAGAAGAGGGTGAAGCTGGTGCTGGCGAAGAAACAACATCTGGAGGTGGAGAAATTACTTCACCACCAAGTTTTGGGGATTTAGGGACGGAAACACCCGCCGCTGAAGCTGGTGGTACTGAAACTACAGAAACTCCCGCACCTGAAGCTGGTGGTGAAGTAACACCCGAATCAAGGGATAGAGATGAAAATTTAATCTTGGAAGAAGATATGATTCAAGGGAGAATAGAATTAAACTTCAATAAGGCGAAGAAATCAATTAATGAAATTGATAAAAAATTGAACGAGTTATTGAAATCATAATATTTATTTAGTATGAAAACATTAGGAAGTTATATTACAAAATTTGAGAATCAACTTGTTGAAGGTTATAAAACCAATACTTTCAAAAAGTCATTGACTCAATTCAAAAATGAAGTTTTGAAAAATAATGATCTCAAAGAGGCTACAAATATCTATTACGAGTTGTCATCAAAAAAAGGATACGACAAAGAATTTGCCGAAATGTTTTTAAACGAATCAATCAATAGATTGAAAGAGATTTATCAAATTAAAGAGGTTCAAAATTATTTGTCTGAAGGTGAAAATAACTATACCAAAATAGATGAATTAGTGTTTTCAAAAAATATTGAAAAGAAAGTTAAAAACAGAATTTCTATTATAGAAAACCTTCAACAAAAACAAGAAATCACTGAAACAATTTATTTACCTTTATCTATTCAAGTAGATATTGCAAACTCCAAGATTAAACCTTTGTTGGAGAATTTATCTGAAGAAGAACTTTCTTTATTAAAAGAAATGAAAGAAATCTCGGAAAACGATTTGGTAAATTTGGTCACAGAAACCAAAACTGAAATCCTTGATGTTTTTGAGAAAAATTCAATAGAAGAAAATAAATTGGACGAACTCAAGAATAAATTAGGATCATATAACAATTCCCACCGTTCATTATTTGAACTCAGAAGATTTTTGAATGAGTTAGTTTAATTATCATTAAACTTCTGATTCACATAGATCGCTTTATTCATTTTTTCTCTGTTGATTTCGGAATCTTTTTTATATTCTTTATTTTCCCAAAGATTTTTATGAATTTGAGTCTTATAAATTTTATATTTATAAGTCTTCAAAGCAGCTTCTATGTTTTTCTTATTTACAGGAACTATGATCATAGATTGTTAATTTCGTAATGATAAATACTACTGTATTTTTTAAATTTTGACAATACCCCCTTTTTTTCATATATTTTTGTAAAATAAACAATTATAACATGAAGGGATTCTATGAAGAAGGGAAAATCAATTAAGATAAGCGGATTTAAAGATTACAAAATAAATTACGGAACAGTAGATTTTAAATCAATGAAATCGGTTTATTTGGTCATTCAAGCATGGGTTGAACCAATTATGGATCTTGAATCTTGGTCTTCAGTTGTCAATACATTAAGAAGAGATATTAAACACAAATTGTTGGATGCAATCGATTCAACCATATTTAACGGAAGAACAATTGTGGATTTAGATTTAAGAACTTCAGGTATTCAAGAAGGTAAAAGAAGTTTTATGAATTTGGAAATCACTTTGTTTTTGGATGATTACATCGATTTTAAATCCGAAAATTTGAAAAAATCTTTACAGAATATCTGTAAACACATCATTAAGAATAGTTTTAGATCTAGTAGATACTTTTCATTTCACTTATCAAAATCCTCCCCACAACTTAAATTAATTTCCTGAATCATATTTATTTATATGATTGAAAAATTTCTAAAGATTTTAAACGAAATAGGTATTCGTAAACTCATAAATACATATTTTTTGGGAGATGGAGATCTTTTTATAAAAACTCTCACCAAAAAAGGGGACAAAATTCCCATGGGTTTATTGAAAGAACTTTCTTTAAATGGTTGGTCAGATAGTAGTATCAGATACTTGGAATCGGGTGATAGAGATGATCTTGAAAGGTTTATCTTTGAAATGATGAAGGGATCGTTGTACAGTATGACTGTATCTAAAGTGGGTGATCGGTATATTTGGGAAGCCGATGTTTGGGATTTAATTTCATTAATTGAGTCGGAAAGTACTTATTTCGTAAAATATTTTATGGAACGGGATAAAGTATATTTTGGTTATGATTCTCGGAAATTCATCTCAAAAGAAAATGAGGAAAAAATTCATTCATACGAACTCAACGACAAAGAGACTGAGAGTTTTTCTTTGTATTTGAAAATTAAGGAAATCTTGGAAAGAAGTATGAATGAAGTATTTCACGAAGAGATAAAAAATCTAATCTACGGAAAATTTGCTAAATTTCTTGGAATAGATCAAAATTCAATGGTAAGGAAATTCATTCCTCCCGATACGGTTTTTTGGGAAATAGATGTTACAAACATTATGAAAGATTTGGTGGAAAAAACATTGGAATTGCTCCACTTAAATCAAAAAAGGGGTTATTCAGAAGATTATGCGTGGGAAAAAGGTTCATTTGCAAATGTTTTAGAAGACAGGGGTGAAATTAAATTCACACACGAATTTTTTGATGAAGATGGTTTGAAAGAAGTAGAAAAATTATTCAATAAAGAATTAGGTGAGTTGTTGGATACAGAATTACAAAAACAACAAAATCAATAATATTTATATATAAAAAAATATGAAAGAAAATTTAAGAGTTCTTGAAGCTCACGAGTCGGGTAAAGGTATATTGGTTGAACACGATGCCGGATATATATCACCAACCCATCCTGAAAATGAAAAAATTATAAGTGAATCCAAAACTTTAAGAGATTATTCAAAACCATTTATTTTTTATGCCGTTCTTCAAAAATCTGATACACCAAACAGAAACGGAAGATTATATCCCGAAAAAATATTAAAAAGGGAAGCTGACAATTATAAGAGAATGATTCAAAAAGGGACATCCCTTTCCGAACTCAATCACCCTGAATCATCAATTGTGGATTTGGAAAGAGTTTCACATATTATAGATGATGTGTGGTGGGATGGAAAAACTTTGATGGGTAAATTAAGACTCCTCACCTCACCAGGTTTCCATGAAAGAGGAATTGTCTCAACACCTGGTGATATTGCCGCAAACCTTATGAGACAAGGTTGTACGATGGGTATTTCATCAAGAGGGGTC